GTATGGTTTTGATTTACCAAAGGGTACATGGATGGTTAGTATGAAAATAGAAAACCAAGAAATTATTGATAGAATAAAAGACGGCGAGTTGCGTGGTTTATCTATTGAGGGTTATTTTATTGACCGTATGCAGAAAATGAGCAAATTTGAAAAGGTAGGCGATATAGATGGTATGCCTGTATTTGACACTATAGAAGAGGCAGAGGCAGCAGCTAAAGAAATGGGTTGTGAGGGTTACCATGAGCATGAGTTAAATGGTGAAACTGTATACATGCCTTGTACAGATCATGAAATAATTAAAGAGTTAGCAGAGATATTAGATTTAGATTGTGATTGCTTTGATACAGAGTTAATAACACCTAACCCTTGCCAAAGTGGATATGAGCCATACGGTCACAAAATAAAAGATGGTAAAAAAGTACCTAATTGTGTACCTATAAACGCTAAAAAAAAAAGTAAACTAGAAAGTTATACAGATTACCCCAAGGGTGCAAGTAATAACGCTAAACGAGCAATAAAATACAAAGAAGAAAATGGTACTACATGTGGAACTAGAGTGGGTTGGACACGAGCTAACCAACTTGCAAATAGAAAACCTATATCAAGAGATACTATTGCAAGAATGGCTAGTTTTAAACGACACCAACAACACAAAGATGTGCCATACTCTGAGGGATGTGGTGGTTTGATGTGGGATGCCTGGGGAGGTAGTAGTGGTATAAATTGGGCAATTAGCAAATTAAAAGAAATTGATAGCAAAAAGTAACAAATTAAACATTATTATATTTACTATTAAACACACCTAAAACTTTTTGAAATGAATAAGCAATATTTTGAGAAACTTAATACTGAAAAGTTAGCTGAATTTAACAAGCAAAACGAATTAAAAAAAGTAGAGTTAGGTAGTATAGATGAACTTAAAAGTCAGGTAAAAATTGTAGATAACACATTTGAAGAGTTAACAAAATTACACACTAATTTTATTAAAGCTATTGATAGTTTAGACAAACAAGCAGAAGAGGTTAGGCGTTTACATAGTGATGCAGAAAAAATAGCAGACAAAGCATTTTTTGCATTAGATGATTTTGAAAAAAAAGCTAAAGATTTAGGTATTGATTTTAAAACGAAAGAATATAACGAGTTAGACCAAGCAGTACGAAGTGTAATAAACAAAGTTGAAAGTGGCTACGAAATATTAAAAGGTAGAAAATAAAAACAACTATTATGAACAAGCAATATTTTGAAAAACTTAATACTGAAAAACTAGCAGAACTAAAAGAAGTTAAGTTAGCTAAACTAGAAGAAATAAAATTATCTCTTGTTAGTGATGCAAAAGCTATTGTTAAAGAGGGAAAAGCACTAGATAAAAAATTGATTTCTGCTTTTAAACCTTTTGCAAAAATTGAAGCAGAATATGAAAAGGTTGTAGCAAAAGTATTAGATTTTTTAGATGAAACTAAAGGAATGGTGCAAGATGGTGAAGAGTTGCAAAAAAATGCTAATGCAATGTATGATAAATTAGAAAAAGGTGCAAAAGATTTAGGTACTGATGTTACTGATATACCTGTTGCAAAAGAATTAGATGAGATTGCAGTAGATTTAGAAGATAGCATAAATGATATTAGAAATGCTAGAAAGCAAGGTGAAGATTTATTTTAATAAACAACAATAATAATAACTATGGATTTAAAAACTAGAATTAGAGTTGCCCTAGGTATTGAGGAGGAAACTACTCAACTAGCATACGAGGGTAAATTAGCAGATGGTACTATTATTGTATCAGAAGCAGATGCCCTAGCAGAGGGTGTCGCAGTTAGCGTATTAGTAGAAGATGGTACACAAATACCTTTACCTGTTGGTGAATACGAAACAGAAGAGGGTGTTAAATTTGTCGTTGAAGAAGAGGGTGTTATAGCATCTATGATGGAAGAGGCAGAAGAAGATGAAGATGATATGAAGAAAGATGATGATGATAAAATCTATGAAGAGGACAAAGAAGAAATGTCAAATGACAATGCTGAATTGTTTGCAGAGATTGGTGCAGTCGTTAAAGAACTTTTAGAAGAGGTTAGAAACGACATATCACGCCTTAACGCTGAATTAGATGAGTTAAGAGGTGAAAACCTAGCAAAAGATGAAAACATTGCAGAATTACAAGAAGAAAACACAAATTTATCAGCACAGGTAAAAGAGTTAGGTGAAGCACCTGCCGAAAACCCTGTAAAGGTAAACAAATTCAAAAAAGAGGCAGTTAAATTATCAGAAGTAGAATATGATAAATTAACGCCACAACAAAAATATTTATATAACTTTAATAACAAGTAAAAATGGGATTAACTATTACTAGTTCATCATACGCAGGTGAACACGCAGGGCTTTATATTAGTGCTGCATTAAAACAAGCAAAATCTCTTGAGTATTTAACTGTAAGAGAAAATGTAAACTACAAAGAAGTAGTAAACAAAGTAGCAGGTGCTAATCTTGTAAAAGATGGTACATGTGATTTTAACGAGCAATCAGCAGCTTTAACACTAACAGAAAGTGTTTTAGAGGTAGAGCAGTTTCAAGTAAACCTTGATGTTTGTAAAAAAACTATGCTTTCTGATTGGTCATACACACAACAAGATGATTTTATGGCTTACGCTGCATCTTATTTAGCAGATAGCATTGCAGATAGCGTTGAAAATTCTATCTGGCAAGGTAACACATCTACAAGTGGACAGTTTAACGCATTGGCTACAGGTTCTATGACATCATCATCAGCAGGTGGTGCGTTTATTTCAGGATCAGGTACAGGTAACATTATTACTGAATTAGGTACATTAGTATCTAACATTCCTACAGCAGTTTATGGTAAAGATGATTTATACATCTACATGAACAAAAAGACATATAGATTATACATTTCTGCTATTTCTGCATTGTCTGCATTCCCATTCAACCACATGGGGCAGTACACGCCAGAGTTCGAGGGAATTAAGATTGCAGTATGTCCAGGTATCGCAGATAACGTAATGTATGCAGGTCAAAAATCAAATGTATTCTTTGGTACATCTTTATCTTCTGATTTAACAGAGATTTCTGTACTTGACATGGCTAACCTTGATGGTTCTCAAAATGTGAGAATGGTTGCACGTTGGACAGCAGGGGTACAAGTAGGTGTTGCATCTGACTTTGTATACCACGCATAATAAATAACTAACAGCTAATAGTGAGGGGCGTTAAAACCCCTTGCTAAAAGCATCTAAAACATATAAAAATATGGCATGTGAACTAACCAGGGGCAGACAACTCGACTGCCGAGATATAATGGGTGGAGTAAAGAATATTTACTTTGCACAACATGAAGATGCTACTGTTACTGCTAGTGCAGGTGAAGTAACTGATTTAGACATTACTACTAACCTATTCAAATATTCATTACCTAGAGGTACAGGTTCATTTACAGAAACTATTCAACCAAGTGTTGAGAATGGTACTGTATTTTATGAACCATCAGTAACAATCATGTTACACAAAATGACTGTAGGTGATAGAAACGAAATTAAATTATTGGCACAAAACAGATTACTAGTATTTGTAGAACTTAACCAAGTACAAGGTAACGGTCAAAATGTAATTTGGTGTTTAGGTAAAGAACATGGTTTAGAATTGTCAGCAGGTACTACACAATCAGGTGCAGCATTTGGTGATATGAATGGTTACAACCTAACATTTACAGGTGCAGAAAGTGAACCATGTTTGTTAGTACAATCATACACTACAACACCATTTGATAATGCAGGATTTACAGTAACAGTTTCAGCATCATAATATAAAAAACCCTACATTAAGTAGGCAATATATATTGATAAATCAATTAAAGGCAGGGTAAAACCTGTCTTTTTTTGTATATAAGCGTAATAAATTATACTTTTTTATATTTACTATAAAGAAAGTGTTATATATTAAGAAAGCATCGGCAAACACATTAAAAGTTACTTTAAAAGACAAAATGACTACAGCAGTTAGTACATGGAAATTAAAGATAACAAATGATGTGAAACAAGTAGAGCAAGAAATAACAATAACACCTACTTTAACTAATAGCAGGTTTGATACTTTTGCAATAACTGAACCTGCTGACATAACACTTACTGATGAGGGTAGTTACACATACGAAATAACAGGTGATGATGTAACAATAGAGAAAGGCAAAGCAATAGTATATGATGGCACATTTACAACTGCTACTAAATTTGGTGATGAGGTTACATATACAGAGCATACAAATCCAGAAACAAACACACAATATATAACTATATAAGATCATGGCTAAAAATCAAGTTCAATTATTAAATGAGCAACTAGGTAAAGGTGGGCAAAGCGTAGTTTTTACAACAGCAGCGCAAACAGAAGATTTTTACGCAGTACATTTTGTTACTGAAAGCGTAATATCTGCTATAACAATCACTAATTGCACAGGCGAAAGCGCACTACAAACAACTATACCAGCAGGTACGGTAATTTTTGCTAATATTACAGCTATAACATTAACTAGTGGTGTAGCAATAGGATACCATAACTAATATGTTAAATCAAGCATTAGTATTAAAAAATAGAGTTTTAGCTAGCGCATTTGCTATTACAGATATTAGCGATTTAGAACTTTGGTTAGCTTTTAATACAGGGCAGGGTGCTATTACAGATGGTATACAATGGAACGACCAAAGTGGTAACAATAGGCACGCTAGTCAAACGGTAGATGCACAAGAGGGCGCATTTAGTGGTGGTGCATATAGAACTGATGCAGGCAGTAATGACAATTTAGATTTAGCAAGCACCTTTAATTTAGCAGGCGCATATCACATTTTTGTTGTACTTAATTTATCAGAAGAAAGCAACGAAACATTTGTAAGTAGTGTAGATAATACGAGTTTTATTCGTTTTGCTCAGGGTGGTACTGCAACATCATTTAGAATGAAAAATGGTGGCACAACAGCTAATAGCACATTGTCAAGTGGTTTTGGTACAGATAAAGCGATTGCAGAAGTTTCAAGAGATAGCAGTAACAATATTAGAATATTAAAAAATGGTGCTTTGTTAGGAACAAGCACAGGCACAGGCACATTTGCATTTGAACAAATAGGCACATCAAGTAATGGTATAACATCAGGCGAAATACATGAAGTTGTAGTATATTCTAAATCATTAAGCGCAACTGATAGCACAAATGTTAGAAATGATATAGC